CTTGGTCTTGATAAGGAGTTGATGAGAAACCTTCAAATCCACAAATAAGGGAAGTTGTTGATGATTGAATAATTGGTTGCATAGGTTTAGGTGTTGAAAGTGTTACTGACATAGCGTCATAAACGTTACCCTGATAATCTGACCACATGAAGTATCCGTTTCCTTGGTTGCCCCAAGATGTACCCCATGAGTTACGGATGTGGAATTTAATATCGTTTCCTACAGTCTCGTAACCATAAAGGAGGATTTCATGCCCACCAGCGGCCCCTGGTTTAAGAGCACAATTTCCGTCTTGATTCATCCAAGTTTCTTCGTCTACATCTACTGCGATAAGTACTACTCCGTACTGTGAAATGAGGGTCATCAACTGCTGTGCTGTAGGGTTTTGAATTTCTACCTCGTTTACAATAGGATATTTTTCAGCGTCTAACACCATTGTAGGTGTTTTAATAAGCTGTGTGTACTCTGTCACTGGAAGTGTTACTTCGTTAGGTACTGTTGTTTCTGTTGCACTGCCTCCGTACATAGCCCAACCTTTAAACATAGATAGAGCACATGTTCCCTCGTCTATATTTCCATCTACATCTTTAGCAGATGAGTAGTTCCAACGTGGTGAACTGTTAGGGACACTTCCATTCTTTTTGTAGTAGTCATAGTTTACTCCATTAGCTCCAGCGTGACCTACGCACGCAGGTGTCTGCTGTTGGTCAAGGACTGGAAGCATTGAAATATCTGTGATGATACTTGGGGGCAACATAACAGCACTTGCTTCAAAGTGTGGAAGTTCTCGCGTTGGGTTTTTAAATGCTCCGAGTGAGTATTTCATATTCCTTTTGCAAAGCCTGGGTTAGAATGAATGTTCATCGCTTTGATTACTTATTGACTGATAATAGTTATAACGGTTCAAGATAGAGGTCGGGTAATCGTAAGATACAAAGTCAAACTTTGGTCGTACTGATTTTGATTCTAGGGTTATCTTAGCTACGTTCTCGTAGGCTTCTTCGATAGCCTCGTACATATCATCTGAAGCACCTGTACATACACAAAGGTCAAGCATCCCTACTGTTTTTAGATTGTCGTAAGCATCGTAGAGGAAGATACCTTTTTCATCTTCCATTGAAATTTCAGCATCTTTGAAAGGTTCACCTTGAGTTAGGTTAAATACTCGTACACCTGCTCCGTATTGCATACAGATAGGGTCTTGTTTGAGGATTAACTTTTGGAAGTAAAGTGTAAGTGATTCACACATTGAAAGCTCTGTAGGAAACGCATCCCACCCCATACGGTTTGAACAAAACTCTGTAAAGTAATACTTTCCGTCATCTGTAGCTAGAAGTCCTATATCCCATACAAACATACCATGATGTTCTTTTGCCATCTCGTAGACGATAGGAGGAAAGGCAATTTTGTTGATAGGGTCTTCTTCTTCAATGTGGCAGATAAGGTTTTGGGCACAACCTACCATGAAACCTATGTTACCTGCTCCGAAAGGTTTGTTTTCAATATCAAGTGTGTAGTAAACAGGTACACCATCATAAAATACAATCTGTGGTGTGAGTTCTTTACAGTTTTGAATAAGTTCTTCAAGAATGAATCCGTCTGTTTCGTAGTCTTTAGAGTGTTCTGTAAGAGCTGAGATGATTTGTTCTTTGGCTTGGTCTGCATCATCTGTTTTAGCCATTACTGTGTCTCCATAGTCTCCGAGTGATTTAAGCACCCACATCTTATCTGAAGTATTAAGAAATTCGATTGCATCTGCTACTTTTTCAAACTTCTGTACCTCGGCTACTTCAATATCAGGATAATTCTGTTTAACAAACTCTTTAGCCTTCATGCGGTTTTCTTCAAAGTTTCGGTCTTCTTCTGTTGGGAAGAATCCTTTAGTGAATCCCATAGCGTAGGCTTGTTCTGTGAATCTGAAGAGTGAGTTTGAATCTGCTAAAATAAAGTAGTCTTCTTTATTTTTAATCGACTTCATTTCTTTGAGCACTTCCTCGGCTTTGTGCATCTTGAGTATTCCGTTGTAGAGTTTCCATCGGTCTTTTTTCTTTTTAGGTTCTTCTGGTTTCCAAGATTTGTTTTTAATCTGTTCATCAGTGAAAACATTCTTGTTGTTGTCCACCATAGCCACAATGACTTCGTTACCTTCGTCTTGTAACTTCTTTGCTACAGGTAAAATAGTTCCATCAAAGGTGAAACAGATGAACTTCATGGGTTCAGCAGCAATACCATCTACAACCTTAACCACTTCCACCTTGGGATTGAATGCCTTGATGATTTCAATCTGATTATCGTTGTCTTCATAGAACTTATCCACACCCAATTTTTTAATCATTTGTGCTTTCCAAGTACCGATTTTAGCGTCTTTATTGTCGTCTGTAAGCTCATCGTGTTTGTCGAAGAAGTGGATTTTAACCTTATCTCCCAAGGTATTTCGGATTTCTTCTCCTTCTTCTTGTTCGTTAGCACCTGTGATTACGATTGCTTTTTCGGGTAGTTCAAAACCAGAGTCTAATACTCCATGAAAGTCTACACCTATTGTTTTTTTATTGTTCTGTGGCATAGTTGTTATATGAGCGAAGATAATGTAACGCTAGTAATAATGATAATCCTTGCTATTGTGCTAGTCCACTGGTTTCAGTTGACTGGTTTTGCTGTTTGGCTTGCGATTGGTTCGTTTTAGCACCTTCTAACGAAGACAATAGAATAAGAGCAACACCTTGTTTTGAATTCAAACCGAGTTTATTAAGTGAACCTTTGATATCTTTTGAAGCTCAGAGACAACTCCATCATAATCGTATGCTGTTTTGAGATTGTCTTTTTTCATAGATTATTTCTTATTTGACTTGGCGTAGATGTCATCAAGAGCTGCCTTCAAAGCCTCAGGATTGTTAAAGTATCGTTCAATCTTAGGAAGAAGCGTTCTGAGTGCTCCCATAGAATTCATAGGATTTCCTCTTATACCCAAACCTCCTGTTGCGTTCTGCTTATCCTCAACCATATCAAACATCTTTGCAATAGAAGCACGCTGTGAGAAATTTACTCCTGTAGCATCCTGAACACTCATTCCCTTATAAGGAGACTTTGGATCAGTTACAACAAGAGGCTGGTCTTTATCGAGTGCTGCATTTACGGCATCTTTTCCTTTCATTTCCTTAATCAAATCTTGGAATGTATATGCTTTAGACTGCATAAGTTTTCCTGCTTTGTAACCAGGGACAACATCAGCAACCTTCTTATCCAAATCTGTAATGACCTGTTTAACAACTGAAACAGCAGGTGTGTTTTTTGCACCTTCTGCATAGTATTTGCTAATAAGGTTCTGAAGATTTCTTACTGAACTTGAAATCTCAGAAGCAGAGTTCTTTCCGTCGGCAATACTCTCAAGGGTGAGCTTAACAGTTCCAAGAAGCTTCTGAGCAGGCTTATCATTCTCAATAATTGAACGCTCATTTGGTGTTGAACTAAATGGGGTCTTCCCAATCTTGCCTTCAACATCGACTTTACCTTGATTTTCAATCATATTCTCAAGTTCTGAAACAGACTGTTCAAATGTTTTCCCTTCGAGACTTCCAACAGAAGGTTCCATTGTGGTCTTAAGATTGTTATTTAACAGGGTTTCAAATAAATCCTGAGTTGATTTTGTATCTACTTTCTTGTAACCATTCCCATCAAGTGCCTCATCTTTCAATTTCTGTCCTGCTTTAATTTGGTCGTTCAAAGATTGGTTTGCTTCATCAAGAAGCTTTCCTCCTTCTGTCTGTGCTGCTCCTGCATTCTTAGGATCATTGATGAATGCGCGCGATGCTTTTGCAAGACGATCTGTAACTTCAGGTGTATTTGGAAGCTCTGATGCTGCGACCTCAGAAGCTGGTGTTTTAGAAACAATTTTATTTCTAACTATTTTCAAAGGATTCTCTTCAGGAGAGATAGAAGGAAGTTTTCCATTCTTGAGCATCTCTGCAAAGGCTTTTCCTTTCTGATAAGACTTCATGTCTGAAACTCCATCTGGTGCGCTTGGAGGAGGATTTCCTCCTTCTGGTGGTTGTGAGTCCATAGTAACCTTTGTTGGTCTTTGAAATCCAGGAGTTCCTGAATCTCCCATTGAATCCATGACACCCTTGGAAAATCCTGCAACATCTGAAGCTCCCTGTAATCCAGCATAAATTTGAAGAACATTGTTTGCAATTCCAACAGAGTTGGAAATAATTTTTCCGACTTCTGGATGTTTTGCAGTAATCTGTTCCCAATTTTTTTCCATATCTTGAGCATTTTGCTTCATTTCTGGTGAAGAATATATCTCATTCAAAGTCCCAACCTTTCCATTGATAGGATTCACTGAAGGAAGCATTCCAAAAATTGGTCCAAGAACTCCGTTTGGTGCTGCTGCTTCTGCTGAAGTGATATCTTTTGCTGCACCAATATCTCGAGCAAGCTGTTGCCTGTTTGCACGTTGCTTTAAAGCTTCAGTTTCTTGTTTGTCTTTTGAGAGTTGGTCTTTGTTTGGAAAAGCACTATCTGAACCAGATTGCATATCCTTAGGAACATCATATGGTGCTCCTTCTTGTGACCTGTCATTGGAAAGATTCTGCAAATCTCCCTTAATTGCAGATGGGATATTCTTTATGCTGTTTAATTCTTTGCCAAAAAATCCAGTTGGCTGAGAATCTTCGCCATCTGCACTCGTACCAGGTGCCTTGTAAGAAGCCGTTCCATCAGAATTAAGTGTAATTCCCCAAGAACTCAAAGTAGGAACAATCTGTGCCATTGTTTTACCTGTTTGCTGTTGAGATTGAATAAACTTAACAGCCCCAGAAGTTAATTGCTGAGGTGACATTGCTGCAAAATTAGGAAGAGTTCCCTGAACAGGCTGTGCTGTTGGTTGAGTAGTTCCTGCCTGAGTATTTGTTTGAATTGTGGATGTTTGTACTGTCATAGATTTTATTGGGTAGTTCCCCAAGCGTTACTTGCCGCGTTTAAAGTAGAAGCATCTCCATTTGTAACTCCATTAGCCTGCATAAATGAGTTTGCTGTATCTATCGTTTGTGATTGCTGAAATTCACTTAATGTTTGACCTGTTGCTTCTGCCATTTGATTTTGAAGAATTCCTTGAAGTTCTCCAACAGTCATATTCTGAATACCAGCAACAGGTGTCGCAAGACCAAGTTGTGTATCTTCTGTTGCTCCATGCTTACTTCCAAAAATATCTCCAAGAGCTACTGATACAGGAGTACTTGCATCATGATTCTGAAGAAGAGAGATTGCATTTGCTGCTGAAATGAATTCTTTTCCTTGTGGTGTTTCACTATCAATAACAGGTTTATTTCCAGCATGAGCAAGAAGAACTCGCTGTTGTCCAACTGACAAACTCTTGAATTGAGGATTTGCAGTATCTACATATCCAATACTTTTTCCTCCACCAATCTGAACTGTCTGAGAAATAGGTGTTCCTCCTGAAATTCCTCCTGCCAACGCTTGTCCAGGTGTCATTCCGTAGTCGCCTACAAATTTTGCCGCTTCAAGGTTGTAATCCCTTAAATCTTTCTGATGCTGATATACAGTGTCATAGATATCTTTCATTGCAGCTTGTTGGTCTTGTTGCATGGTTAAGAAGTCGTTGTATGAATCACGAGCTGCTTTGAGTTGGTTATCTTGAAACTGCTGTTGCATTTGAGCAATAGAAGCTGTCATTTGATTTTGTAGGTCTTGTACTTTACCAATACCTGTCTGCACTGCAAGATTTACCTGTGCTGCTGCTTGAGTTGGATTGAATCGTTCAAGTCCAGTAGTAGCTGCTTGTTCACGTGCTGCACCTGCTAAAGACTTGTTGGCAATGTCCTGCTGTTGGATTGAACTAGCAAAACTGTTCTGAATAGAGTTGAGAAGTGTTTGCTGTTGAGGTGTCAGTGGGATAGCACCTGACATAATACTCTTTGTAAGGTTCTGAAAGTCCTGATATCCCTGCTGTAGGTTGTTTTGGTACTCTTCGGTAGCTTGGGTGTATCCTTTAAGCGTAGTGGGGTCTGTAGGGGCTTGTACGGGCTGTTGTGGCTGTTGCTGTCCTTGCTGTTGTCCCTGTTGAGGTTGAGGTGTCTGCGGTTGGGTTGTTTTAGGTTGTGTTCCCTGAAGATGTGACAAAAGCTGTTCGTTTTGTTGAGCTGTACCCTGATAACCCTGAGCATCTCCTAAACCATACTGTTGGTAAAGCTGCCCACGAGATTGAATCGATGGGATCTGTTGCCCTTGTCCTGTATAAAATTCAGAAAGATTAGATGCCATACATTTGGTTCATTTGAGAGTTAGTACGTTTTTCGACCTCGTGCATCAAATCTTTCATCTTATCAATCTTCATACGGGCAATAGATGATGAAAACACCGCAGGTGCTTCCTGTTTCTGTACCTTTGATTGAGTAGGTACTTTTTTGTTATCCACTTTTGCGATGTGTTTTTGAATCATATAAATTATCCGTTAATTAGTTCTGAGAATACCAACGAGAGACTTGAAGTGTTGGCACTGACTTTATTGTAACTGTATCCAACTTTTACTGGAATCGTTACAGAACATGAAGTGTTTGCTGATACTGAGAACAATGTTGATTGATTTCCAAATGGGTCTATTTCAACAACACTTGCACCACCTGTTCCTCCTGATGCAAGTGTACCAAGAAGAAATCCATTTTTGTTAACTGTATTTCCAAGAGTATATGAGACATTACTGTTCATTTTCTTTTGGTCTATTAACTGGATTGTTGTTGAGTTAATAGCAATACCTACTGCACGTCCGTTTCCTGATTCTGTCTGAGTAATTCCTCCTGGTGTTGAAGCGTCAATATAGACATTTCCTGCGGGTGTTAGGCTAGTAAACCCTCCAATAGTGTTAATGAGCTGTACTGCATTAGTTGTTCCTGCTGAGGCTGTAGTCTTAGCAAATCCCTTATAAGGACCAATATTAAGAACGGGTGTTGTGATATCTACTTTGTATACTTCACCTACAGTTGGTGATACTGAAATCTGTCCACCAAGTACTCCTCCGAGAGAAGTCCATGTTGAACCTGAGTTTGTTGTTTCAAAACTTCCTGCTCCATCAAGCTGTACTGTGTTTCCTCCAAGTCCAGGTGCAAGACCTGATACTCCTGAGAAATTAACAACAATTCCATACTGTGTACCTGCTGTAAGTGCATAAGGACTAAATGTTACTGTGTGTGAGCCAAACCCTACCCCAGTTGTACTTGATGTTGCTAGTGCTGAACCAGTAGGAAGACCTCCTGATAAGGCATAGAGCTGTACAGTAATTGTTCCTGAAAGTGGTGAGTTACTAATGTAACTTGTTAGATTAAATTTATACCCAGTAAGATTTGTGTAGTTTGCAATTGCTGTAAATGTTGAACCCACCCATGTTGAACTGGCTGAAATCTGAACCGATGGTGAGCCTGATTGAGCAAGAATCTTTACTTCATTTCCAGTAGCTTGATAGACGTATTCAAGAGCTGTAATGTCTTCACCATATGTGAACAAGGAAGAACCTACCTGTTTAATCTGGCTGATAGTAGCCATGTTGTAATAGGTCAATCCACCAATTACCTGAGTGTCTACTACGTTATCAAATTCTGCTTGTGTAGCGATGTTTACAAGCCCTGCTACACCAATATCCGCTGGTACTCCACCTGCTGCGATAGATTGGTCTACATAGAGTTTAGTTGCAACGTCTTGTGGATTGATTGGGTTGGCTGCATTTACACCTCGAAATCCCCCAAAATTGAGGTTTGCGAGCATCTGATTAGTACCATCAAGGCGTAGATAACCACTAGCACCATCTGCATAACCCTTTGTAATGTAATCTAGTGCTGTAAAGGTGTATGAGTTACTGTCGATTTTAGGGTTCGCATTGTTTGCAAGGGCGTTGAATGTCCACTGAGCAATGATTGTTCCATCGTTTTGCTTGTTAGCCATTGTATCCAAAAGTCCAGGGTTGTTTGAGATAACGAAGAATGTTGAACCAGCGTGTGATTTTGCAAATCCACTTGTTTGAGTATATGGATAGCCGAATGTAACGTGAGTGATACCTGTAAGGGTAGCTGTACCATCCATGTTCTGTGTTACACCAGTAAATGCAATAGCTTCTTCTCGTGGTGTTCCTTGTTCTACAGTACCAAATCCGATAACACCAAAATTAGACATGGTAAGTAATGTCCCATCAATACCTACAAATGATGAAAGAACCATTGATGTATCACCAAGGGATACTCCTGCTCCAGCTAGTGTATGCGGTTGGTCTTCATAAAATTTTATATTAGTTGCCATATGTTGTATATATTATAACACGATTTAGAACTTAATAGAAATCGTATCGTTTGTACTGATAACTGCTTTAGGACCGAAAGCTAGGATTTGCCATTGCTGGTCGATATCATTTGAATAAAATGTTTCTTGAATTTCAAGGAAGTCTGGTGCGGGCATCTTTGTTTTCTTTCCTCTGAATTTAGGAGGAAGATTCTGCCCATTTTGAATTGGTAGTAATACTGAACCAAGTCCCTGTTTACCAAGATTCCACTTACCGAGTAGGTTTAGATTAGCTCCAAGACATACAATTTTGGGGTCATTTCCGTTAATTGTGAATTGACTCTCTGAACCGCATCCTGGTGTTTCATACTTTAGATTACAGTATAGTTTTGTGTTTCCTGTTATGTACCCTTCCACAAAGTATTCATTAAACTGCTTGTATTCTGTTCGTGTACCGAAGTTTCTGTAGTTAAAGGAAGCTACTGCGTCTATTGGGTTATTGTTGTCGTTGTATCCATCAAAGAGTTTATAAGTTTGTGGTACTGAGTTGTCATGTGCATATACTTCTCCATCAATGATTGAAAATCTTGAGAAATTCCCTGTCTGAGGAGCTTCCCACCACTCCTGAACGTGGTTGTAGATTCTCCAAATACCATTCTTTGGAATAGCTATATAGGTAAAGTTTTTGTTGTAGATTACTGAACCACCTCTGAAATCATAAGCATCGAAATCAAATTTAATAGGGTCTGAAATGTTTGTGATTGTTGGATTGTTGTAGAAACTTGTTTGAACTCCGTTTTGGAATTGTGTGAATCCTAAGAAGTTAAGTGTTGGCTCGTTTGAGATGTAAGCAATGTTATTTCTGATATTCGTGATGTAAGCCTGACTTTGTGCTCCCTGAAGAGAAGCTGTGGGGATTTTTTGCACGCTAAATGTTTCGTAGGTTGTTGCTACTGTTACGTTATCTGTACTGTTGTAAACAGTATTTGTGTACTGGTTAAATACACTCTGATACCAAAGGTCATGAGTTGATGCAAACATTTGACCATTAAATGCAACAAATCCTGTTGGTGTTTGGTCGAGTGTAGCAAAACCACCCTCTGCTGGAAGACGTGGTAGTGAAGTATTGTAATTTGTGTAGTCATCTGTAGCTGATAGGTAAACAGTATTGTTATTTAACGCTCCAACATAAAGCTGGTTGTTATTGATTGCAATAAGGTCAATTTGAGGTAATCCAAGATTGGTAAATACTTGGTCAGTTATTGTTCTCGGTGTTTGAAATACAATACTATCTACCGCTTCTCCTGCTGGACTAGGTGTAACTCCTGTTAGGGTTGTGGTTGTTTCACCTCCAGTGTATGTATAAACGTTTCCGTTAATAGTAACCTGTCGTATTGCTTCGATTGTTACAGCTGAACCCGCACCCTCGTTTGTAAGTACGTTTCCTGAAATGAGAGTAATAGTTCCTGCTGTGACTTGAGCAATAGTATATGTTCCGTTGTTTGAGGCTGAACCAGTAACTTTAATCTGCTGACCAGGGTAAAATCCGTCTGCAATAAAGTTGTTTGCTGAGTCTGTAATCGTTGCTGGTGAACCACTAACAAAGGCAATAGTTGATTCGGTAAGGTTTCCTGTATCATAAAAACCTTCTTCTGACCAAGATTTAGTACCTGTTTTTGTGATTGTGTTACTTGTTGATGAAGCTAAATATGTTGAACCACCTGACCACTCATACAGTTGTTTTTGACCGTTTGCAATCAATATAAAATCTTTCTGTTCAATAGTGTTCCAAAAGGTTGTATAGTTACAATTCGCTGATGAACTTGATGTGATTATTGGATTCCACTGAATTGTTCCTGTAAAAGTTGGAAATCGAAATTCAATGTTTGAACCCCAAGAGCGTAAATTTCTTTCTTCTCCTGTGTGAAGTACACAATCAAATGCTGATTTAATACCTGAAAGAGTGGTATTTTTTTGTCCATCTAGGGTATATCCCTGACGATTCCCTACTTTACCCGACAAAGTCGTTACAACATTTTGAGAACCATACACCAAATAACCATCAGCCATATTTGTGATGTCTTCTCGGTTTCGATATCCTTTGAAATCTGTAACTAAACTAAAATGTCGGTTTGCCATAAATTAGGGTTGTCGGCTTGACCAGCCACGGTATCTGTTAGAATTAGGCTTTCGATAATAAAGCTCTGTTGGTTTCTGAACTTCACTCTTGTACATAAGTTTGTACTTCATAAGTGATTCGTTGTAGTTTGCTTGAAGGAATTGTAAGTCTGCTCCTCCTTCTGAACCTGCTTGCTGTTGTACTGCATACATCGCACACAACCAAACATAAAGGTTATAAGTGTCTGTATCTAAGTTAATGAGGTCTGAATCAGTTTGAACAGTCTCTTGAAATGCTCCAGTAATAGGGTTTCGGAATAGATACTTTGAGTAGTATTCCATATTGAGGATTGTTCCCATTCGACAAACGATACTATCTAGCAAAACCCCCGTTTGATATGTTCCTGTTTGGTAGTTCCAAATTACATTAAGGTAAGCAATGTCTGTGGCATTAGGTGCTCCTACTACTGTTGAGCCTAACCATTGAAATGCAAGTAAGTTCCATCCGTTCACAAACGCAGTATTCTGCTGGGTAACTGTTGTGGTAACTTCCCAGTAGTTTGATGAATCTGAACCCCATTGAAGTGTCACTGAGTTAAACTGAGAAGCTGTTGGTAAGTATGTCCACAAGAATAATGTCGATTGATTTTCTTGAAATGCAAGGTTTACGTTAGGGTTTGTTGTGTTTACAAGGTTTCCAAGTCCAGTAGCTCCTGTAAGATTAAATTGGAGTGCACCTGAACCTGCTACGTAGTTTACATTGTTTGTTGTTAAGTCTGTTGCATCTCCTCCTACAGTCCATAATCCATCTGTATTGAAGTATGAGGCATCATTTACTGTTACGTTACCTTGAGTAATAAATGGAGCGTTTATATTTATCGTCTTGATTGAAGAGTTGAATAGTATTGTGAAAGATGGAACGTTACTGTATTGAAGTCCAAGGTTGAAATTCTTGTTGTATGTCTGTGCGTAGTTGTTTTGGTAGTTTTGATTAACCTGTGGGTATACGTTAATAATCTTATTACCTTTGAGGTCTACTGGCACTGGATAACTATAAACTTGGTTAAAAACAGTATTTGCAATAGGTGCAATACGTTTTGTTTCCATTGGGTCTACGTCTAAAAGAAGCTGTCGTGCAGCGCGATTGTATAGACCATAGAGGTTTGTAATCTGGTCAAGGTTTGGACCATGCAAGATTGCCTCTATATCAGAACCAAGTTTTGTAATATCGTATGCCATATAATTTATTGCTTCTTAAGGATAGTCATAATTTCTCGAATATCCTGTTGGATTGAGCTGATAACCTGAAAGGTTTTGTCTTTCAGTTCTTCTACTTTTGTTTCAACAGCTACTAGGCGAGTGGTTACATCTGTGATTTTGTCATCGTGAGTTTCTTTCTGCTGTTTCAGTTGTTGCTCAAAGTCCTTGTAGTCTTGTTCACGAAGACGTGAATACTCTTTCTGATTAGAAGTTATCCTACTGTAAAAAATTCCTGCTAGAAAAACAAAGGAAATCATTCCACCTATCATTTGCCAGTTGTTGTTTATAAAAGTCCCAAAATCCATAGATTGATAAAATTAGTTATAAACAGTCCTAAGACTGATAGGAAAACCAATTGCTTGGTTGCCCTACAGTATTACGATTGGCAAGCGTTCTGAAGTGCTGTTACTTGAGCTAGCTGTGCATTAAGATTGTCAATTGTAGGCTGATAGAAAGCCTTATTTACTAATTGCTGTACGAGACTTCCGTCATCATAAGTTGTTTGCTGAAAATCTTTTCCATCGCGAGATACGATTGATACAGAAACGACTTTTTTGTTAATGTTGAAATTTGGATTGATATTCATAAAGATAGATAAGTTAAATAATAATTAAAATGCGTGCCATGTTGTTCCATTCCAGTATTCCATTCCTGGAGTATCTGTATTGAAACGAATTGTTCCAACTGTTGGTGTTCCTGGGCGTTGTGCAGTTGTCCCAGTTGGAGTAACTACTCCTTGTGTTCCACTAAATGCAAATAAGTTCGCATTTCCAAGTATTTCGAGTGTTGTATTGTTTGCTTGATCTCCAATAAGAGTTGAAATTGATGATCCTAAATCTTGTACTTGGAGCCAACCACCTGTTGAGTTTCCATTGAATTGCCATATACCTGCACCTCCTTGAACAGCATTCGTTGCAGGTGAAACAGTTATATAAGAAGTTGATGGACTGTCCCCTGCATAGAAGAATTTTGTTGCTGGGTCAAACCTGAAATTTGCGTTTCCAACAGTAATTTTAACTCTTCCATTAACATTATCATTAGTAACTGTTGCAGGAATACTTGCGTTGGCTGTGTTTTCAAAGTCGATTTTACTCTGTGTACCAATGCTTGCTCCATCCTGTTGAACTGTAACTGTTGGAACACTGAGAACTGGAGCAACACCACTTGTAAAGTTGATGTAATCCAAATTCCAGTTGTAAAGAACTCCGTTTGTTCCACCTGCAAGATATGCTCGCAATTTCTGTACAGTAGGGATATTTCCGAAGACTGTCTTTGGGATAACTACCAACTGCCATTGATTAATTACGTTTCGTTGTGCTCCGTAACTAAATGCGTTAACTGCCGTACCAACGTTTTGCCCTGAACCATTTTGGAAGTTCAAGATAAGAGATTTGTTACTTGGAATTACTGATGTGAAGTAAACATAGCAATAAAATGTTGTGAAGGGTGTTGTTGTAAGAGGTGATGTTCGTGTAAACAAGTCTGCTACACGTCCGTCTCGGTTATTGTTGATACATACTGAACCATGAAAAGGTGTAGGTGTTGTAGAGGCAAAGTTTGTTGTTCCTACAGGTGTTCCTGAAAGAGTTACATTTGATGTAGTCCATTCAGTGTTTTCATCGTAGATGGTTTCTGTTGTAACTGTAGGTTGGGTTGTTCCATGCTCTACAAGTACAAATTGAACAAGAGTAACTGTATCTGGGATAGCAGGTTCAATGGGGTTGGCACTTGGTGTACCCGTGATAACTGATACTGTACCTGTGTCGTCCACTACAATCGCATCAAAGCGGTCATTAGTAGGGTCTGCGGTAGCCATCGTTACCGAGGTTGGCGCAGATGCGTACTGGTATCCGTTTAAGATGTAAGTAAGAGCAGATACGTTGTATGTGTATCCAGTTCCTGACCATACAGCACCTCCTGACAAGATTCTGTTTCCTCCTCCCGCTGGACTAACTGTAATTACTGGTGCATTAGGGTCGGTTTCATTGATAGTAATTCCGTTACCTGCAATAAGTTGTATATTATCGTATGCCATATATTAGAAGATTGACCATTCACTTCCATTGAAAGTGTAGGTCTTTGAGGTTTGTACTGATAATGAACCAGTGAGGGAATCTGTTGCAGAACCATCAATGTTGTATCCGTTTCCATCGACCAATACATCAAACGTAGTAAACTGTTTATTTTTCACTATATATGTATCTCCTGCGTTTGGTGAAGGTGGAAGTGTTAGTGTTACATCAGTTGTAACAGGATTCATTTCAATAATGAAATTACCTATTGAAACTGTGTAGTTAGTGTCATTACCTATTCCTATTATTCGTACATTTTGTGAACCCTGTAATGACACGAAACCAGTCGAATCATTTACCGAAGTGAAGGTGCTGTTTCCAGTTCCGTCAAGGTCTCCAATCGCGGCATAGATGTTTCCGCCATATCCGACATTGGTGAAGTTCGCCATGTGGGCGATTCCCGCCTTGTCGTAGAAGTCGGTATTGTCGGCAGCGATCGTTGTCTGCTGCGATACGAGGAGCGCTATGTTGGAACCGTCGTTGAGTTCGAAGAAGTTTCCGTGGAAGTTGTTCGCGTAGTCACCGATCTTTACGTCCAGGAGTCCTGAATTCTGGATGATCTCAAATAGACCGTTGCCGAGCGTGTCGGCTACGAGGTAGTCGCCTCCAACCGATGAGATACGGCTCACTATCGACTTCGTCTGGTCGTTCACTGTGACATTCGTCCCACTTCCGTTATTCAGCACGTCGCCGAGTTCGGAAACTCCTCCTATTCCGTCAAGCCCGAGGTTCGAGGTCCCGTTCTGGCTTCCGAGCGATACCGCTTCCGTAGCGTCGAACATCATCAGTGATGTCTGGTTCCCGAATCCGATAGCCCCTGCCTGGATGATGGGGTTTCCAGAGTTGTATTGTGAACTTATATAAGGATTTCCAGTATTTGGATCTAATATAGAGAAATTGTCAGTAAATCCAAAGATACGCTGTGAACTGTCGTCGATGTCAAGCAGTGTTCCATTTTGTACGTCGTTGAAGTCTCCGAACTGGATTTTGCTTAGGGCATTTCCAGTAATGGTTTGTGAGGAGTCGTCAGTTGTAAATGTCGTATTATTCCCTGATCCCAATATGTCTCCGACTTCAAATACTGGATTAGTTGCAACCAACAAATTCATGTACTCGTTTCCTGCATTGTCACTCCATATAAAGTTTGAACCAGTGTTAGTGATACTGTAGATACCACGACTGTGCATGCTTATCGCAGTATTTCCTCCGTTTGCTTGTACTCCAAAATCAATTTCTTCTGGGACACTTTGGATAAAAGATTGTGCACTAAGTGAATTTGATTGTGTAAAGAGTTTGTTTATTGGTGTTCCTGAAGCATCAAGACCGTTTAGAAATACGGCTACTGTTGTTGGGCTGTTTACATTATCTACAGTTACGACCGCATTGCCTGTTGGAAGACCAACGGTAGTAGCCAAGTCACCGTTTGCTACAAATGAAGCATTATTGTTTGTGTCGTTTTGAAAGTAAAAATTTGAACCAGCAGTCAAAATTCCAACATTATTACCAATCTGAAGACCTCCACTCGCAGGATACTGTGTAATTGTCCAAGTATCACCTGTGTTGTGTCCTGTTGTGTTATATGTTCCATTATCGGCAGTCCATGCTACTTGAAGTCCGTAACTAAGGTTAATGAAACCTGAAGAAGGCATTGGGATATTACTACCTGAATTTCCTTGGGTATCTGACCATGAAATAGTGTTTGGATTTGTTGGGTCTCCGTCAGCTACTGTAATAGTGAGAACTGTGTTTGCAGGAGCAGTCCATGCTCCATTGATTGTAATATCATTTATTCCTGTACCTGCAAATATTGGATAGCCAGTTGCAAGGAAGTCGTTGGTTATGAGTTGTGAGAATCCTGTTGAGGGGTCAATGGTGTGGTTTGAATCCGCACCAAAAGACCCAGCGTTGTTGTACTGGATACCTGTATTTGGTGAAGCTGGTGTACCACCTGCATTTCCCCATGACCAAGCACCGCTACCATTTGAAATAAGAGCCTGACCACTAGTTCCATAACTGTTTGGAAGATAGAAATGTAAATTATTACTTAATAATGTAGAACTTAATGAAGTAGAAAATCCTGTGTTGTTTGGGTCTTGGAGTTGAAGTGTATATCCATTGAATACATTTGTATCAATTTCACCAGATGCTGTTGTAACAGTTTGAATAACCCATGAATCACCTGGTGTATGCCCTGTTGTAGCACCCCAATGTCCTATAAGACCTGTTCCTGTAAAAGGTGTGGTTGAGGTAATTGGAACAAACGAGATAGGCCCTACTGGTCCCATTCCTCCAGAATCAGCCCACGAAATTTCGTCAGCTGTAAGAACTGTAACTGTTGAGACAGTTCCTGTTGGGAATGGATTCAAAACATCTGTAATCGTGTCTCCTGGGTTAAATGTTCCACCTGAAATACCTGTAATGTAGATTTGAGTAGCACCTACTAGTGCACCATCAAAAACAACAGAAGCTGTTGCTGTTCCGTTTGTTACTGTGTCTCCCACATTAAATGTTCCACCAGAACGACCTGTTAAATTAAGTTCGGTATTTCCTGCATTTGCAACCATGTTAATATAAACTTGATTTCCTGCTCCTGAATATGAACCAGTAGCTGTGAGGTCGTTTAAACCACTCCCTGAAAAGGTTACGTTGTTTGTGGTTGTTGTTCCCTTAACATTAAGGGTACATGAGCCACTATCATATGTAAAGTTAGGAGATGTTCCTGTAATGGTATTTGCACCACTACCGAAAGCTACTTCTGTAGCTGCGATTGAGCCACCAATTGTGCCACCACCACCTCCACCAAAAAGAACCCAAGAAGGACTAGTTATCGTTCCTTGGTTCGAGTATAGGTTATTACCCGTTGTAATGTCTGTTCGTCTCACAATACAACCTGTTGGGTATGTATCAGCTTCTAGTGCTACGACATTTGGATTTCCATTTACCTCTGCAAAAATAGTAAAATCTCCATCATTGTTGAACGCGGATTTTACTAGTGGATTGTTTGTTTGTGAATAGAAATTTGAACCTGACATATTATTTGATAGCGTTTGCTGAATTTATAAGTAGACGCACCGCTGCATCTTTAGCAGTATTGGCTTCATTGATTGAACTTTGGATAACCTTTAGTGCTTGCTCGTGTTCAGATTGAGCTTTGTTTTTTTCATTTGTGAAATAAGCAACATCATCTTTGAGTCCACCAATCATTTGTTCAAGTTTAGACTTTTCAAGTGTTTTTGATGCGATGTCATTCTTAAGAGAAGCAAGTTGTAGTTTCAACGATTCTGATTCTTGGTGCATTAGTCCAATTTTATTGATGTCATCTACTGCACTTGCAAGCTGTTGTTTTTTGAAATCAATTTCTTTGTCCAAAGATTCTGATTCAATTTTCCTTGCTTCATGATTCTGTAAGGCAAGATTCATCTCATCAAGAGTTTTTCCAAGATTTGTTACATCAGAAAGAAGCGCAGTTTTCTTCGCTTGGATTTCTGAAAGCTCTGCGTTTTTATAAATCTTTCTTGTAATCATATAGTTAGATTGAACCTAATATAGCTGTAACAGCGATTGAAGAGCCAGTTACTGTACCTGTCCCTTTTGCTGAAATGCGAACATATCGATCTTTAAGAGTAATGGGGTTGATTCGGTAATTACCTGAAGCTGTGAAGATGTGTGTGGCAGGATACTGTGTAATGTTTCCTGTTGATACATCTACATCATCTACTGTCTCTTGATACCAAGTAGAGTTATCTGGTGAGAACTCGATAATAATTTCTGCGTTTGTTAAAGAACCTTTTGTGAAAGATACGAGAAGCCCCAATGCGTTATCATTGTCTTGAATGTTTGATGACCCTGTTGCTTCAGTTCCAAGGACTAATCCAGCTACATATGAGTTCGTAAGAATTCCTGCAGGGATTACTGGTATTGCTTTATAATCAAATGATAAATTCATAGGTTTAATAGTTAGGCTTATTTGCCTATCTCAAACCCCATAAGGGTCTGAGTAGGAAAACAATTAAACGTTCAATGGAACCCAAATTGGATATCCATATCCGTCACCATAAGATACTGTAAGTCCTGCCGCATCGAGATGAGTTGTTCCAGGCACGAAGTCTGAACCACTTTCATTTTTGATGTATACAAATCCTACAATTCCTTTTGTTCCATCTCCGTAATTGATGTCGGTTGATGGATGAGCTGGTCGGTCGTGAGTAAAATCATTTCCACGAACTACTGAAAGTGTAGTTGCCCCTGTTGATGTGTTTACATCAATCAAGAACGTGTACATTCGGGAATAGTTGTTTGCAAGATTTCCTCCGTTCAATGCTGGCATGTTACCTGTAGTAAGCGGTACACCAAGTGTGTCACTAACTAAAGAAGTAATTGTGTTTGCATGTTTTACAGTAGGACTTCCTGAACCCGCAATTTGCAATCCTGGTGCACTCGTTACTCCATTGAAGAGAGTAGTAATTCCGTTTTGGAAGTTACTAGGTGTGTATGTAGTAATCATATAATTATTAGCTAGTTATCTAATAATTAAACTCCTGTTGAGCCTACGATACCGTTGTAGTCGATAGCCGCGTATGTTTCTCGGTAGTTAGCCTGGTAGTAGTAAGTAAGGTTGTTTGATTCTGTCCAGTTTCGGAGAGAAGTAGCCAATCCCTGTCGCTTGTAACGAGTGATACTGTGGTTGTTTGAAAGCAAGAACCAATATGTATCTGAACCTCCTGATACTGCATCAAGGTAAGGTGATGTCATTACTTTGATACCAAATGCGTTTCGGTAAACGTTGATATCGTTGTTAGCTGTCCCCTGGTACAAAGCTGAATCCGTGATTCGGAGAGCAAGGTTGTACAAAGGTGTAGGTACGAGCAACATTTTAGCTGTGTTACCACGAACGATTCCAGCCTGGTCTTTCATCTGTCCAAGTCGAACAATAGCATTGTTCAAAGATGTTGTAGAAAGTGCACCAGTTACCAAGTTTGACTCTGTTCCACCAGAAATGAGTGGGTGAGCTGCGTTGATAAGAGGTGTTCCGTCAGCTGTAAGAGTTGTTGAGAAAGCTCCTCGGAAGATTCCAAATGCTTCTGTATCCATTGTTACATAGGCTTTAACTGCAAAGTCAGCTACTGTTCGTGACCATACTGAGTGCATATTCTGTGTGTTTATATAAGAGCTCTTTATCTCTTATGTCTTCGACTTCAAATAGGATTCTGCCTTGATTCTATATTCAACATCCTCTAGGGGCTGTAGTTTTAAATTGCATTTTCTGCATAGCAAACCTCGAATATTTCCAGTATCGTGGTTATGGTCTACACATGGTTTAACTTCATTAAATGAAATTTCACAAATTGCACATTTAAAATTTTGAGATTCAAGCATTTTTTTGTAATCGGTTTTTGATAGAGAATATTTTAATTTAAGCCAATTTTTTGACCTATATTCTGCTATTCTATCTTTATTTTTTAGATAATAGTCTCTAGCTTTTGTTTTCTTTTGGTTTTTATCAGAAGAGTACCATTGATTATTTATGGCACGACATTGTTTACATGTTTTGTTTCTGTTACCTCGAAAGATTCCAAAATCATTTTCAGACTTTAACTTTTTACATTTTGCACATTTGACGACAATCATATTGTTATCATAGCGCATCCTATTCTTATTTCAAAGTTCAGACTATATCTTCATTCATGTGAATGTCGGGCATTCGTGGGTAGTTTATATTCTCTTTAGAGTTTCACTACCTAGTCGTTAGAGCTTCAATCACCATTTAGATGAAGGCTTGCTACGGGATTGACCATTTCTGGTGTTTCCCCGTTTAACCCGATTTAATGTTATGCGGAAGCCATTTGTAGGCACAGTACATAACGCGACAACAATATGGAAAGTTTTTTAACTTTATCGTCGAACCACTGTTTTGAAAGTGTAATTCCATTTGTAAATGTAGCGATGTATACAGTGAATTTGTTAGCTACTGAAGGGTTTGTTGTAGCTACTGGCTGAAGTTCAGCTGTATTCTGGAACAATCCTACACCAGCGTATACTTCTTCGATGTATGCAGCGTGGTCTGTACTGATAACCTTGAAAAGGTCTGCGGTGTCAGCTGTTGCTTGTCCTGGGTAGACTTCTCGTGTGTCAAACGCTTGGTAGAACACATCATCGAGTTCTGTCTGCACAAGGGCAAAGTTTTGTGCGTCTGTAAATGTACCGTTCATAAATTATGATATTGGTTTAGATTATTAAATAAGTTAGTTGAGTTCTGTTCCTGAAAGTCGGTATCGAACCAATACTTTTCCTGGATTTACTGAAACATCACTATCTACAATTTCCAACCCGTGAGTTGAACCTGTAGCTGTTGTATCGACCGTGATAACTCCTGCTGTTACGTCAAAGAGTACATATGAACCTACGAGGGCGTTGTACTGTGATTGTGTAGCAATAAGAGATGGGTTCTTTGCATTGAAATAAACAAGTGCGTCTGGAAGAGGTGAAGCAACTGATACTGAACCTGCAGCTGATGCTGTTTCTGTTGAGTTACTAACTGCTGTTCCTGCAAGAATGTCTGTTCCGATTACTGGTGTTCCGTTTGTAACAAGAGTTACATACTGACCATTTTTAAGAACTGGTGCTCCAACTGGGATAGATGAAGTTGTACCCGAAGCTACCTGTCGTGGGAATGATGGTACCGTTGAGAGGTCTGCTCCTGGTCCAAATTTTGAAATGAATGCCATGGTTTAATTATCGTTGCATGTTCTTCTCTGCTGTTTTGATTTTTTCATCTGACCATCCTCGTCCTTTAAGGTCAGCAATTTGTGCTTCACTAAAGTATGTTGAGATTGGTGTTGAAGTTTCTCGTGATGATGAACCTACAGAATTAGAAGTCATGCCCGATTTGTTAATTAGTGCTGTTTTTAATTCTCGATTTTGTCTTTCAAGAACTGATTGACTGTTTGCTAGTACAAGTGCATTTTGTGCATCAAGTGAAACGTCTCCAGTCTTTCTGATAGAGTTATTGTAGTGGAAGAAAGCAAGCTCCTTTTCGTCTTCATTTGAAGTCAAATTATCTAGGATACTTGATACCGATGTTGCTCGGATTTGTTCGATAGCGTCTTGTGCTGTTTCAGTCACATTAGGCTCGTTGTCATCTGAGTCATCAAAGACTTTACTTTTTTCTACTTTTTCCTCTTTCTTTGTCTTGTAAAGAGTGAACTCGGCTTTTTTGAGTTTGGCTTGTGCCTTCTCATACTCAGCTTTGTAATCGATTGCTTTTTGGTCTGAAGAAGTTTCAGATGTAGTAAGCTCTACCTGCGTTTCATTATCCTTCATAGTTTGTATCCTAATTTGTGGCTTAGGCTGCCGTTATTTAATAATCTAGACTTTTTGCGCTAGCAGCAAAAAACTACCCATTGGGTAGTCTAGTTCGACAACAGACAGCAACGCTAGTAACTGTTTGGTGCCGAGCTCGACCACCCAACAACCCCCGAAAGGGTTTACTAGCGTTTATGTAGTTTTCATTGTATCTATTATACCGCGTTTTATCAGTTGCCGTCAAGAATTTTTGCCGATTCAATCACATCAAGAATACTTTTTTGTGTTGATATCGTGTGAAGCATCATCTTTCCATGTCGCATGTCTTCGTAAGAAGCTGCTTTTTCATTCATGATTGTTCTAGATTGGTCTGCAATAGTGTTTAAAAGGATTCCGCTAATCTGCATCTTTCGAAACATTTTAACTTCTTCCTTTAGGTTTCTAAGTTCCTGTGAACCGATTGGTTTGCCATTTAGATATGCAAGTCCAGTCTTCTGGTCAAAGGTGATAACCATCTCTGGGACAATTGAATGAAAGACATTACGAAGGAGATACTTCTCCAGTCGGTTCTTGAGGTGGAACATAAGGTGGGTATTCTGTCTTAATGTCTTTTAATGGAACTTTCATCATGTATTCTCGTGCGAAGAGTTCTAGGTCTCCAGCAATATCTTGTAGGATACGCTGTGCCATTAGTAGACTCTTGTCATCAAGGATTTCAAGTATCTTAATCCATTTGTTTGAGTCTGGGTGATTTGCTTTCTTAAGAATTTCTACCAGTTCAAGTTCTTTGACTTTCATTGCAGCAAGTTTTATTTGTCCTGCCTGTCCAATGTTCATTGCGATAGACGATACAAATTGATTTGCTTTTTCAATGTCTTGGAAGTTTTCAAGGATGTAGGGATAGATATCGTTTCGGATAATATCACTAATCTCTTGTTCGATTTTAATTCGATTTTGTTTTTCTTCCTCGTTTTGCTGGTACGGGCTCGGAATCGACTGATTCGTCTGCTGAATCGTTTCCTGACTCGTCTCCTGATTCAAGTTCTCCTGATTGTTCTCTGTCATGTGTTTGTGAGGATGTTTCCTCGTTACTAGCGTCTTTTAATGATGCAATTACTTGCTCTACGAGTTTGAAGAAATCTTGCTCGGTAGACTTTAAGTAGTCTTGCAATTTTTCAAGCGTGATTGCTTGAAGGTCCTTTGGTGTATAACCGTCCGATTCAATGCCATAAGTTGTAACTACTGAGTTTCCTGTTTTAGGGATACCAAATAGTTCTACAAGTTTCTGGCGGATTGAATGGTCGATTGATAACCATTGATGGACCGTTAATTGAGGTTTGAACATATTATTCGATAGACACAGGTTGTGATGAACCCATGATTGCTTTTAATGGTGAACCCTGTTGTTTAAGAAGTGATGACATCTTATCTTGAGGATTCTGACCTTGCTGTTGAAGGTCTTGTTTAGACTTCATGTACTTATCAGGGTCACGTTTACTTGCTGGATAAGCACCAAGCAAGAAGTCTCGTGTGATTGCTTCTTGGTCAATAAGTGGGTTTTTGATTGCTCGGTCGTACTCTTCAAGTTTGAATGCTCGTTCAGTGTTCTCTGATACTGGGTTTAAGATATCTGGTGAAATCTTTGTAAGGTACTTGAGGTTTCTAAACTTTTCTGGATTTACCTTGAAGAGTTGAAGTGTTGATTCATCCCCACCCTCGTCATCCAAGATTCCAAAACTAATATCTTCTAGGTCTTGCTGTGATAGCTTTCCACCTGGCAAGTTGATATCAAATGAAATCTTGTGTGTTTTCATCTTGTCTCCTGACATCTTATCAGGTAGCAAGAATGACTTGTAAACCATACTATCTTTGCCTTCGATGTCTTTAACATCAGCTACGGTCATGTACTGTAGGATGTCTCCAATAAGAAGTTCACCAAACTGTTTAACAAACGAGCCGTAGAGTGTCATTGAGAATCCCATAAGGACTTGATTGTTCTTCTCTAGGATTGCTGTTTGTGTTGCTGTCATCTTGTTAGCACCTTCTGCGTGTGTTGTAGGCTCTTGAGATGATTCGTTTACTGATTGCTGAACAATGTTGAGTGTTTCCATTCCTGCACTGATATCAGTTGAAACCATGATTGGTTTGAGTTCTGAACCAGGGTCTTGGAGTGTTGTAACTGCTCCTGGAACAATCACATCACTACCGATTGATTCACCACCTGTTACCGTCATTGGTTTGAAGATGTTGAGGTATGTTCCATCAATAACCATTGGGTAGAGTTCGTTGATGACTCGGTCGTCTCGTGAGACTTTAAATACAAGAGATTTACCACAGATTGCTCTACCTTCATCAAATGGTTCAAAGTAGAATGTTACAAAAGGATACTTCTTGTCGTTGCGTGGGTTAGGATTGTCAGGTTCTGTAAGTAATACTCCGTTTACAATGATGAGGAATAGGTCTTTTTCTTTGTTCCAGTAGAGCACTTCCTCGACATCATTCTGTGTCATGTTGGTATCGTACAGTTCGTAGAAAGCTGTGTTTGCGTCTACATAGATTGTTTGAACACCTTTCTTAACATACTGGAAGTTTTCGTATTTATTAACGTACTTAGCGCGTGCGAGAGAGTAAGGCATTACACGTCTCCAAATAACAAATCCTTGTTTCTGAACGTCTGATTGGTAGAAGTCTTCATAGAAGAACTCATCAGGAGGTAGGATAGTAGATTTGAAACCAGAAAGATCTTCATCAAGCATTGGTACTTTTTTGTATTTACCAGGATTGTCTGGGTCGGGCCGTTTAACTTGTCTCCAGTTCTCTGTGTATTCAATGTGAGCTACAGATACGGGGTTAATCAAGGCTGAAAGAATTGCAAAGAGTGTTAGTCGCTGGTAGTCAATCTCATCTCCTGCATATTCCATAAGGTCTGACATAACCATTGCAGCTTCTTTCTGTTCTTCGTTCTGTTCGTTACGTGCAAAGATTTTAGGGAAGATTGTTTGAGCTGTCATGTGAGCAGCCATAGATATAACCTTGTTACGGGCTACTGGTCTAATTGCTCGTGAACGCCATCCGTTTACCCAATCACCAGGTGCAGCATTACCATCATTGGTCTGATAGGTATTCCACATCATCTGGTCTACTGACATGCGGTCAATACAAGATAGGTCGTTGAACTCTCGGCGAGGTTTCCAAAGGTTATTATAACCATCAGCAAAGTGCTTTGTTACCATTAAAATAGCCTCCTTTGATTCAGAGTCAGGCTGGTAGAGTGAACGAATCATTTCAAGAGCACCTTCGTTGTTACGAGTAGCACCCTTAGAATCCTTAATCGCCTTATCAACTTTTTTTTGTATGTCCAAAATTCCCATAGTGATTGTTAGCGTTGAATATCTGAAAGAATCGTTCTTTTAATGTGTGTACTAGGATAGTATACCATATTCTGCTTTCTCTGTACAACATTGATGCTACCAATAGCGTATCTGATTGCATCCATTGCGTGGTCAAATCCCCCTTCTGGTTCGTTGATTACTTTACCGTTCTTGTCTGTCATCCAAAGGTAGTTTCTGTATTCCTTAAGGATGTTGGCTGAACGTTTAGTAACCCAAATAGGTTTGTCTTGTACTAACTGAATACCTTGCAACAATGAACCTGGACCTTTCTTAGCTGGGATAATTGTTATTCCATAAGCTCTAATCTCATCAATAGACTTAGGTTCTGCACTATCTGCTACTACGATACATTGTTCTGGTTGTAGTTTTATAATGTCTGAAAGCTCTTTATTTGAAAGGGCGTTCTGATATGCAATCTCATCAATCACATAACCTCCGTTGTATTCGTAAACATCAACAATAGCTGAAGGGTCATTAGTGTATCCAAAGTCTAGTCCACGACGTTTTAAACGAGCCTCAATGGGTATTGTATCGAGTATGTTCCAGTTCTTGTAAATCTTTCCATCTACTTCACCAAGCTGTCCTTCACCGTATACTTTCCACCAACCTGGGCGATTCTTTCGTTGTTCAATGGACTTAATGATTTCTTCTGAAAGGGCTTCGTTATCTTTGTAGGTAAGTACAATATGTTCTACGTCGTCTCTTCTATCCTTAACGTCTGTATAGAACCAAAACTCGTTTGTCGGATTCCAATCAAGATATACTCCCTTCTTTGTACGGACTTCTAACTGTTCAAAGGCTTCAAATGGAACATTGTTTGCCTCGTTAATAAATAACCAGTCACGTCTTGCTCCACGAAGTTTATCCCCGTTATCAGAAGAGAAGAACTCTATTTGGTTGCCTGTTTCAAATGTGTAAATACTATCTGTAGCGTTCCAACAATCTTCTGACCAATAGTTATGTGTTTGCATGATGTTTTTAAAATCACGGATAGCACCACGTTTAAGATGTGGGATTGATTCAGAAACGATACTTGTTAGCTCCTTTGCTTTCTGTTTAGTTTGAGCTCTGTCTATCAGTACCAATAAGATTGATATTGTTTTACTTGCTGAAGTTCCTCCTTGAACAGCTCGTATCCTGGCTTTCATTTGAGAAACCTTTTTTGTTGCTGTTGTTAGAGTGTAAGCCATATTATTCTTCTTGTGTTAATCCTCCTAGAATAGGAGCTGGTAAGTCTTTACCATCTTTACCTGTAAGCTCTGTTCTTGTTGAGTACCCCTCATCTTTACCAAGTGTTTTTACTAAAGAGTCTGCTACCTTAGTCTGTACTGCAAGGAGTGGAACGTTTACTTTACCTTCTTCATCAACATGATTGTAGTTGAGTGTTTTGTGCAGTAGTTTCTCTGCATCTGATAGCATGTTTTTTCTTTTAAGCATCCCCAATCTTTCCTTAAACCAATCTCTCATTGTTATGTTCTTAGCACTGCTTTCTGAATAACCTGCGTCTATGGCTGCTTGGTATGCATTTTCCCTTTGTTGTATAACCGATTCAACGTAAAAGTCCCAACAGACTTGTTCTCTTGGGTCTTTCTGTGTTTCGTTTGCACCATTAGGGTTTGTCATAGCGTTGTTATAGTTCTTTAAAGAGTTTTAAGAAGTCATCGTAATTGTGTATTACGTGCGTCATTGTTACTTCGTTTATATCAATTACTATTCTGTAACCTCCACATTCGGGGCACTCTGATATTGAAAAGTGGGTTGGTTTTGGTTCTCTACTATCTAGATAGTTTTCTATTTGGCGGTAGAGTGTTTCCATGAAGTGTTATCAATTACTGTTTCTATTTCGTTTCCTTTTTTCATTCCGAATATTTCTGTGTGTCCTTTTATTTCGGTCTGCTTGTCGTATGCTTGTTTAAGGGCTAAAAGTAATGTTTCTTTTGAACCAGACCTGTTTTTAGGGGTTGATACAAAATACTTTTTCTTTAAACCAACATCTTTAGTACACCAGATTGTATATTCAAAAGGTTGTCTGTTTAGGAAGTCTAGATATTCGTAGATAAGTTCTTGGTCTTTTTTGTCTTTGATAAATATAGATTTTATTTTCTTGTATAGCGTTTTAAGAAAATTCATACTATTTTTTTCCTTTACGTGCCTGATTAAGGGCGATTGCAATAGCTTGTTTAGGGTTGGTTACTTTCTTTCCAGTCTTTGAGCCTGAGTGTAATTTACCTTTTCCAAACTCTTTCATCACCTTAGAGACTTTCTTTTGTACTTCTTTCTTTTTCATACTTATTTCATCTTAGCTTTTTTAGCCATCTTCATAGCCATTTTAGGCATTGCCTTTTTAGCAACCTTTTTAGCTACTTTCTTCATTGCTTTTTTCATAGTTATTTTTTCATGTTATTAACTTGCTTTCCGACCATTTTGTTTACTCCAAAGGATACAGTCTTTGTTGATTGTGCCTCTTTGTTATAATCCATTGATAAATCGCTCGACACTTTCCCTGTCTTTCCCTGCGCTACTAGTTTTGACTGGATTAGACGTGATACTCCTGACATAGTTGGTTTGGTTTAATTTAGTGATTAAAGTTCCAGGCTTTAGTTGCCCGTGTTCTTGTACACCGAGCGAGCGTTTTAATGCACCTCGCTTGTAATGTATACCCTTAATTATACTACGATTTGACATATTAAAGCAAGTAGTTAAGCGTTCTTTTAAGTCCCTGTTTGGCTCTCTGAACCCTGTAAGAGTTTACTGAGCATGACTGGGAGTGCCAACCTATATCTTTGGTTGGTTGGTCTATTGGAATAATGAAAGAAAGTGTTTTGCGTTTCTTTTTAATCCAATACCATGCCTCGTCTTCGTCTTCTGGAGTGGCATCGTATTTCTTCACTAACACATTAAAACCTTCCCATTCAAGCGATTCCTTAAGGTCTTGTATTTCTTCGTCTGTAAATCCACTTATGTTTTCCAAAGAGAAGTCTATTCCGTTGTATTGTGCACCACTTGCTACATCTATCACAAGAGCGATGTCGTTTTTATTTAATTTGGGTAGTCCTCCTATACTGCCCCATTCTTCGCTTGTGTTGTGGAAGATTCTAACTTTGTTTTCTCTTTCAAGTATTGCCATGTTGGGGTCATCGTAAAATACCAAGTATGTTACAAGTACACCTAAAAAGTTATCAAGGAGTCCTGTGTGCTTTCCATCTCTGAAAGATAAGTCAAAGTTTGAGTATACCCTATCTATGTGGCTTGATAGTAATATCATGCTTATATTTTACCATAAAAAAGAAAAACCACCTAATTATTAAGTGGTTAAGACTGGTCGTTTTCAACGTCGCCGTGCTTTCTGTTGTGATGGTTTTCAGATAGGTGTTTAGGAAGATTTTCAATGGTTGTTTTGTTACAAGTGGCACATACGATTACTCTCACAAGAGATTGTCCGTAGGTAGTGGCTTGTTGTACAACTTCACCATAGCGATTTTCCTGACAAGTTTTGCAGAAGAAAAGTGTTTTTGGTTGCATTTTCTTTTAATTATACACTAATTACAAATATTTTTCCAACTTACTATTTAATGAAATTCTTTTAATGGGTGATTTATCCAATAATCAGTTTTAAAATCTCCAATCCATCCCATTTTTACTTTATCGTACTTATTATCTTTATCGTAAATGATGAATACTATAGGCATTAGGATAAGTTTGGTGAGTAGCTTCATTTTTTCTTCTTAGGACGAATACTTGGCAAGCTAGGTGCGTGAAAATTTTGAATTTGTTGTTCTTTGAATTTACTACTTTCTGCCAAATCATGTTCTAACAGTTTTGTTGCCTCATCAATTGCAAATTTTATAGCATCCAAGATATTTTGCCATGATTTCATGTATTCAAGTCCACGTTCTGCAAATACCCAGTGTTTGTTTTCAAAACCACCTATTACTCGTTCTACAAGAGATACGCAATGATTTAGATGGTCAATTTTTACTGTTACAGTAATTCCCTTGTGTTCATATTCTGTTATTTCGATGAGTCTTTTCATAATACATTAAAGGTTAGAAGTGCCTGTTAAAAGTTTGTGTGTGCAAATTCTCCGTAGAGTTCTTTTGCTCGTTTATCATAGTATTTCGCGGCTTCGATTTCATTGTCGAAACGACCCTCCGTCTTTGATTTATGATAAAGGGAAGTATGTACAGCCCATTTTTTTTGTAATTTATCCCAAGATACGCCCTTGTACTTTGATGACCAATTTCCTTTTCTTTTAGGTTTGTTTGCATTATTTCCTTGCAGATTACACCATCTAATATTTTCAATCCTATTATCAGAAGCATCGCAATTTATATGGTCTACTCGAGTAAAATTATTTGGATTTGGAATATATGTTTCTGCAATCAAACATCGACCAAATCTGGCTTTTCTTGCCCAACTTCAAATCCAATGTTTTTCTTTTCATTACTAATCAAACGTGCGATTTTTTTGTGATGTCTCTCATAATCTAAACAGTTTGAGCAAATTCCAACAGGAAGAATGAAATTAAACTCTTTACCGCATCCTGTACAAATGTTTTTATTCATGTGTTTTTTCTTTATAACCTCGTACGATGTTTTCGAGGTGTCGGATAATTTCTGCCTCTAACGTGAAGTCATTTTTGCCATATAAGGCAATTGTTTCGTGCATCTTCTGTGCTATCTCTTCAAGTTGGTTGTTGTGCTCGGATTTTATCTTATCAATAGTTTCAAAAACTTCTTTTGCGGTATATGTTTTATTTTCAAAGTATTTATCAACATTCATATTGTTTTAATTGCTTTCTAAATCGTTCGATAAGGTATCGGTATGTTTCTGTGTAGCCTAAATCATATTCCGAAGTATCAAGCATTTCTAGGGCATGAATTAATAATCGTAACTGGGCAAAGTTGTATTCGGGCATCTCCTCCTGATGCTGTGCCTCCACTTGTTTTCTTTCTTCTGCAAATGTTCTTTTCATATTAGTTAAGTTGAATATGTCCATCAACCATTTTAGGGGTTAGTAATTCGCAACATGAATTATTTGGCGGGCAAATGTCTCTCACATAGTATCCATGACTAGGAGATACTACACATGATGCTTCTGCGTGAAGACGATGTACTGCAAATCCTAGTAAGAGAGCTATGATGATAAGATAAAAGAGTCGCCACAGTCTCTTTTTTAGTTCTCGTTTTGGTTTACTATCGTAGGATAGTTTGGGTTCAAAGTCTCCGTAGGGGTTTAATTTTTTAGTCATAAATTATTTTTCATCTAATGCTAGCCATAAATGGGCGACAGCTTCATCTGCGGTGTATCCAATAAAACAACTTATCGCTCCAAGGTTAGATGGTATTGCATTTTCTGGTTTAGCTTTCCAAATAGTTTTTTCTTCGCCTGTCGTTAAATTTACTTCAGTATCACGAGTGAGTGAGTCAAATTCATTTCCGCACGCTTCAATGAGTTCTGAAAGGGTCGGACACTTTGTGAAATTCGCGATGACATACTCCTCATTCAGATCGGCATATTCCCCATATTCATTTCCGATCCACCAACCCGTATCGTTGTCAGTGTGCAATAAATGCAGTTTTTGAGTCTTGTCGTAATAAGCAAAGTCCATTACTGGATCTGATTTAAGATAAGTTTGGGGAAACCCCGCATCCTTCAATTTCTTAGCAAGTTCGTATGTCATAGATTATTTTGAATTTATATTTATAACAAGTTGATTAGCTCTTGTTGTTAATAGTATATATCATGTACAGTAGGATACAATCCCTACTTATCCACAGCCTCATAATATTCTAAGCCATGTTTCTCTAGGTATGTTTTTACTAACTCTTTACCAAGGCTTTTTCCCATAAGGAGTGGTTGCAGTCTTTCTTGGTTTATGGGGTTTATGTAAATACACTTTTGTTTTCCTTTGTTGTACTTGGAGCGTTTATTCATAAATGTTTAACAAAGTCTTTTGCCAGTTTACTTTTTAAAGTTGTTTGTTTGCCTGTTGTTTTTCTGCGTAACAATCTATCTAAATAAACTGCGTCCTGTAGAAATTCAAGCATGGTTTCTTTAGATGTGTTACCTATAAGGTTAGGGTAGATTTCTTGTAGTGTTTTTCTTAGTGTTCTGTAGCGGTATTCTACTTGGTTTGCTTGGGGGATTTGTTTAAGTGTTGTGTCTAGTTGGTTTTTTAGTTTTCTGAGTTTGATTGTACGCAGTTGCATATTGTTGTTCCCATGCCCAACACTAGACTTGATAGAGTACCAAAGGGTCGCCTTTCGTTTCGGATGAAACTGCTTTGCGTGCCATTCAGCTTGCTCTATTACTAGTCCAGTGTTGGACACAGGAAGTGTCGTTAGTTGGTAGTATTTTTTGCGTGATTTACTAATCCCTGTGTCTGTTTTTCTGCGTAACACATGAAACATACTCTGATGAATACATTATCGTGTACTGAATATTCCAAACTTGGAAGATTGTTTCCATGTCGTTCACAATTTACATTTACTGTTTTATTTCCAAAAACAAATGGTGATTCCATAATTTTAATTATCTAAACTGTTAATATATGCTTCTCTGTTTTCTTCACTAGGGAAAACTATATAAACGCCTGTTGCTATTGATATAGCCTTGATTAAATCCTCCCATACAGGGTCTATTTGGCTTGTAGTAAGCTCTGTAGTGCTTTTAACACCGTATTTTGAGTATGCTATTGCCTTATAGATTTCTTTGACTGATTCTGGTGTAGGGCGGATTTCTAGGTTTTTAATTACTGCGTTAAGTGAAACTCCGTTTTCTATAAGGATGTTACTAATATCAGTAAAGCCTTTGTGGAAACTTCTGTTTTGTTTTTCGGTGCGTTTTTTCACCTGTTTCATACTAATCAAAAGGTGTATCGTTAGGAGAAATTACGGGAGGCTTTTTGTAAGTGTTCAAGGATAGATAAAGCGTGCCTTTTTCCTTGCTTCTTTTTAAATCTAAATTGACCCAACCGTTCTCGTCTTGATGTTGTTTCAAGAAAGGAATTAATTTGTCTACTAGGATTGAGATAGAACCTTTAATAAATTCTGGTGCTCCTTCTCGTGGTTTCTTAAATGAAATTCCGTCTGCAAAAATGTTTTCTGCCATATGTTAATCGAAGTTAATATCTTCATTAGTTACTTTTGAATAATCTTTCTTTCCACTTGCTTTGTTTCCGTCATCATCTTCATCACAGTTTAGTCCAAGCATTGATACAAGCATGTAGCGTCTCATGTAAGTGATTGCACTACCTTGTCCTTGTGGGTCTTGTTTTACTAGAAGAAGTTGTGTGGTTTCTTCTATTTTTTCTCCGCTTTCAATGTGAATAATTGTTGTTTTTAATGCTGGAACAATGTGCACCATTGTACCCTCGAATGAATGTAGGTGACTTGGTGCTTGTGTAAATACCAAACCTGCTTTCTTCAAAGGTTCTTTAATGGCTGGCAAGATTGTTTCTAGTGGTGCGTACTTTGATTTGAAAAATGGATTGTTTGCGTCTTTCTGTACAGTACCCATTTCTTCATGGAATACTGATAATGCTTTTGCGATTTCTTTCATAATTATTCTACTTCTTTAGTTTCTGATAATTCATCTATCATCTCATTAAAAATCTCTGTCATAATTGTTTCAGAAATTATTAAACCTTCATCTTGCTTATCTAACATCTTTTTCAGGGCAATGTTCACAAAGTCTAATGCTTGTTGTTTATTCATATAATTAAAATTCAGGATTACCACCTAGGTTTATTTCCGCCATTCGGATTTCAAAACTGTGTCGTTGTGCTGATGGCATTAAAAATTCATTGTGGTGTTGATAATTCTTGAAACAGGTTGAACATGTTGCTTTGTTCTTTTCCCAGTCTCGTGGACTGTTGCCGTGCAATTCATGTTCTTGGTAGTTGTCTACTACTTCATGTGAAATGTCTTTCATAAATGTTTGTAGAACGTTGATTAGCTCGTTCATGGTTTTAGTATATATCATGCACTCATCTTTGCAAGAAGAAAACTGTTGATAACTTTGTAATGTAATAAAGTACATGATATGTCAAATACTCACTATTTTATAAAATCCTCTATTGCCTTGAATATGTGTTGTATTTTTTTCTTTTTCATACCATCCCTCTTGAACAGCAATTACCCTGGCAGAAGAATAGACACGATTATTAATTGAATCATAAACTACTTTTACATTCTCAAAACCTTTTTTCTTTAGATATTGCTTGATTGCATCTTGTTTATTTTTTGCCTCAAATTCTAAGTCATCATTAAATAAACTGCCCCACAATTCACTTATCATGTATTTTTTCATACCTTTTTAATATTTACTGATAATTTAACTTTTCTAACTTGTCCGTTTATGTTTGGCATGTTTAATGTGGTTTCAAATATTTCTACCATTTTTAGAATACTGACACATACAAGACAGTTTCCACTTCCATCATTATTTTTTGTTACCGCTCCGCATTTTTTACATTTCATACTTTTTTCTAAACTTTTTCGTATTTAGATGGGTTATCTAATAACTGACCAACAAGTAATTTTACTATTGTTCCTTTTTCTTTATTTTTATAATACTCATATTTTGGTTCGTTTCTTTTCATTGAATATTCTTTATCATAAACTGCATCTACAATATCCGCTTTGTTAAAGACACGCCATTCGCCATCCGTTTCAAAAAATTTAATAAGTTGTTGTGGGTCAGTCATTATTTTTTCTAATCTTTCCTGTTCTATATAAATTGCCTCAGCACCTCTTCTAGTAATTTTGTACCACTTAATATGTTGTTGTGATTGCATATTTTGAATTTAATTTAGTATCTTTTAATTTTGAAGCCTCTGCCTCTATTTTTGCCCATTTATTCCAAAGTTCTACTGGTGTAGTTGCTTTGTTATAAAGTATTCTATTTAATTTTGGAAGATAACTTACAACATTCATTACTTTTTCATATCCATAAGCATCTATAAGTTTCTGAAGTGCTTTTCTTTGTGTAGTATTTCCATAAAAGTCTGCACATGCTTTATTTACCTTTTCAAACTCTTTTATGACTAATGGTATTTCTTGCGAAACTTGTTTCGCCTGTATTGTTAATTGAGTATTGTTAATATGAGTATTGTTATGTAGTACTGGAGTCTGTCGGTTTTCGTCGTCAAAGTCTGTCGGTTCTAGACTAAGAGTCTGTTGGATACCGATAGACTGTGAGTCTGTCGGTTTCTTTTTCCAATATCTTTTTGATGTCAATGTGTAAATATTATTTGCTTGTGTACCATCTTCTTTTTTACTTCTTTCTACTTTTACTATTCCCCATTCCTCTAAAGTTTTTGTTGCACGCTCTACTGTTTTTGTACTCATTGAATTTTCTTCAGCAATAAGTTTCATACTTGGAAAACAAGTTTGTGTTTTATTATCAGCGTGTCTACAAAGACTTATATAAACTGCTGTACAGTAAACACCCAAAATGCGTGCATAACCGTTTAAATACTCATTATCGAGCCAAAACCATTCTTTTTGGCGGTTATCCCTAATCTCCATATAATAATTTTCCGTTTAGTCTCTCCCCCACCCGCCTTACAAGTGAGTGAGAGAGATACTAAACGATGTAAGGCTAATTGTTAAAAGTACAGGTATCGAACCTGTATATAACATTATACTATAAAAATTAACAAGAGCACAAATATAAAATTGTGGATAACTAATTTATCAAAAGTAACTTTCCTACCATTAGGTTTCCGATTCTAAGCAATGGTTTAATTTCTTCGTACCCTTCAAATAAACAGTTTTGTTCGTTCATACTTTCTTATCTATTAAATAACTAATAAATCAATCTTCAAATAAACTGTTCTTAAACATATTTTCGTTATGTTCTAGTTCTTTCCAGTCATTACTTTTGTATTTTTCTTCAAAGTAAACTGCGTTGCATTTTTTACAGTATTCCCATTGAGTATAATAAAAGTTTTGGTGGATAGGTACTTTCGTTCTCTTTCTTATGACTGTTGGTATATTGCATTTTCTACACATAGTTCCTATTCCTATGTCTTCGTGTTGTCGATGTTTTTTCATTTTTTCTTTAACAGATTAACAATAAATAAGTTCCAAGACAATTTCGACTTTTGTCTTTTCTTTTTTAAATCTTCCCATGTTTCATCTGACATTCTAATGTTTCTTCCTTTGTAATGTATATCTCTCATATTGTAGTTACTATTGTGTATACATAACAACAACACCACAAGCCGTTTTCCATTCTCTAGTAAAGTGATATATCTGCATAGTTTTTATCTGTGCGTAGTATCTTTTTCTAGTTACTGTTTCTCTTTATAAAAAGAGAGTTTCTATATTAAATTAACTTTACCGAGAGATATGGTATCCGTATTGTGAGCATGCCCCTACCTTTTAATGTCCGTAGGTCTCTTGCTTCAAGAGCTGTTTAGACAAAATAAAAACTCCTTTGGCTGAACCACCAATGTATTGCTACATTGACGAGTCCCCCAAAAGAGTATTCCTTTGGGACAAGGGCACAGCCGTAGATAAAACATCTACATAATAATTATACACCTACAGAAAAAAACTTGCAACAAGTAAACCTGTGGATAACTCTAGAAACTAAAACCACCCTTTCGGGTGGGTCGAGCTAATCTGTTTAATTATATACTAAAGTAACAAGATTTACAAGTTCCGTTATATATTTGCTTTGTCTGCTTTTTGCAGTTCTTGCAGGAGTAAAGTATACGAGGCGATTTTTTCCCTGTACCAGTGTTCGTCTGCTTTGATAAGTTGATTTTTGAGTTTGAATAGGTTATCGACATATTCTTGTCCTTCACGTTCTACAAGGTTTCTGTAAAATTGTGAACCGTTACCTGATAAGTTGATATTACAATGATAGCATTGCGGGCGTAGATTATCCAAAGAGTATCTCAAAGAATGACCCCCTACAGAACTAGGAATAAAGTGTCCCGTATGCCAGCCTCCTCCTTCCAAACCAGTCTTCCCGCATGTGTAACAAGTATTTCCGTATTTAAGACGAATTATCTGTTTACAGCACTCCCATAATTTCGTTTTAAATGGCTTTATTTGCCCCGTGGTGCGTTTCTTTTTAGCTACCTTGGGCTTTGATGCTTTAGCCTCTTTTATTTCAGAGAAAGTCTTTTTACGGAATCCAGTTCTTTTCATGTGGTTACATTATACTACACGTATTGCATATTTGTACAGTACATGCTATGATATATATGCAGGTTAATCCTGACTAACCCACCGCAATGTGGAATAAAAACTATATATTGCAATTAACTTAAAGGGTGTGACTTCGCGGTCATGTCTTTTTTGGTGGACGTAAGTGTCTAAAAATGGTAAAATTAAGTAACAACCATTCTTTCACCATCTAAATAAACACAATGTATGAAATACCAATCTTCTGCCCCATTTGTCTACGGTTTACTTGGTGTGAACTCATTGAGTGCATTACCTTGAAAAACAGAACGCAGATAATTACTTGTCGTTGTCTTGATTGTGGTAACACTATTGAAGTACATTCAAAACCTGAGAGATGAAGCCTAGAACCAATAAGCACCACAGAAAACCGCGTTCTCATGGTGGCACTAATGCACCAGAGAATATTTCACATGTAAACGAAAGGAAGCACGAGGCGTATCACCTCCTCTTTGCAACTAAAGAAAACACATGTATGACACCACAGGAAATAGCCCATGAATTAACAAAAACATGGATTGACCCTGAATTTGCACTGCTGTCACTTCCTAAAAACAAACTGATGAAAGTACTACGTTACATTGAAAAAATTTAATCATGATAACAGCTTTCTTTATTGCAATCTTTCTTGCATGGAGACGAGCAAGAAAACAACCGCCACCTGATAGTGAGCGGTTTTTTAATAATAAAACTCCCCCTGTGCACGGAGGAGCTTTACCCTAGGATGTAATACACGCATTTGAAGCGTTGTTTATACTATACATTGTAATGCTTTGACCAGCAAGTCCAGTTCTGTTTTGTACTTTTCCCTAAAGTAAACATCCAAGACGCTAACTTAATCTGGTCTGTAGTGCTTGTGTAGTGTAGTGGTTCACCACCCCATTTCTCGTGATAGAGGTGAGCGTACCAGTAAAAAGTGTCAGGGTGGTATTGGAATACTCCTCTGGCTAATCCATGGTCACCAGTGCTTTTAGGGTCAAAGTTACTTTCACATTTTGCAACAGTAAGAAGTTCCTTTGCGGAAGATTGATACATCGTTGCGTAGTAAGCTATCTGACCTTTCACGTCTGTTGGAACGGAAATGACAGGAGATTCAGCTTTTGCTATGTAAGCCGTGTTAATAGTCAGGGTAACAAGTACCGATAGTATGGTAACAACGGCTATTTTCTTGGAAAGTATCATAGGGGTGCAAATTTGAGCTATTTGCAAACGACTGGGTGGTAGTTAGACATATAAATTATATCAAATTTTACCCTAAATTACTCTTTACACTTCCTTTATTTTGTTTTTTAATTCTTTGTATCCTTTGTACCATTCTGCTTGTCTTTTTCTTTTACAGCTGAAGCAGACGGCAGGTTTATTCGTTAAGTGTCGTATTACTTCTGTACCACACTTGCTACAGGGTACTGGTATCTTGTTTACATTTTTCTCGCGGTAAATTGAAAACATGAATTTATTATAAAACAAAAAACCACTCCCGCACAACGAAGAAAGTGGATAAGTTGCGATTTCGCAGGGACGAGTTTGAATAACAAGTCGAAGCGTTCCTCGACTACTAATAGCACTATTGAGAGCTTTGTTAAAAAATATAAATGTCTCTCTTGGCTTTTTCGTAATCTGTTTTTAGTATCCTACAGATTGTAATTTATAGCAAATACAAATCTGGGGATAAGTTAAGCCTGGGGAGGTACTACTGGAGTATTCAAACTAGCATTAGCTGTGAGCTGTACTGGAATGTGAAAGTACGCACAGATTACTGAAAGAAGTCCAATAATGGTTGCAAAAGCGTCTGTACTTAAAAAGGCTGGGTCTACAATCTTGATGATTGCAAGTACAAAGGTGATAAAGATTCCCCAAAGGGTTGGTGAGCTAATAAGCTGACTGAATGTTGATTGATTATTCATATAGATAATTATACTACGAAACTGGTGTTAAGAAAAGAGCACGTTCGACATTTCTGCGATTTACAAGGTCTTGATTGACCTGCCCATTAACTTTGTCCCAAAGTAAGAAAGCATCGGCTGCACCATTAAAGTTATTTGCGTTGCAATCTTTAACTACTGTTGATTCTGCAAATCCTCCTGTGCCAATGTTGTAACAAAGAGAGCAACATGCATCAAATTGGTTCTGATTCAAAGGTACTGTAATTGAGTTTGTAACCGCATCTGCATAAGAAACAAGTTGTTTCGCCATAAGAGCTTGTGCTTGTTCTTCTGTGATTGCAGGTGTATCTGCTGTTACGGGAACTCCGTCAATTTCAATAGTTCCGTATCCGATTGTCCATACTCCACCTTGGTCTTGATAAGGAGTTGATGAGAAACCTTCAAATCCACAAATAAGGGAAGTTGTTGATGATTGAATAATTGGTTGCATAGGTTTAGGTGTTGAAAGTGTTACTGACATAGCGTCATAAACGTAACCCTGATAATC